TTACTGTCTATATATGTAGAAACCGTGTTTCGTGTTCCGCGACCCGTGGACCGCACCCTTTTTATATAGGATAATGGCTTTGGCCCGCCCTTATGGCACTCCTCGCAGGCACCCTTGCTTGCATTCCTTTACAGTCTGGGGGCGGGTCACCCCCTATTTAAATATCCAGACGGCCAAACCTGCCAGCACTCCACCGATTACTGCTAGGATCGAATGCTTGTGTTCATAGCACCTTACGCTGACAGCAGTCTTATCCCATTCGGTCCATGCTTTTTTTGACGCGGGCGCATTTTCATACCAGTGTTCGTCGGTATCTTCAAGTGCGCTATGCGCTTTGACGTGATCTAGGATTTCGCCTTTCTTCCAGCGGTTAACGAGCTTTGGTCCGCGGGCCGCGGTTGTTGGCACCTTGGTTGGTGCTGGGAACTCACCGAGTTTGACCTTACGGTACACGGTTGGTTTGGATACGCCTGCGATTGCGCAGACTTCATCTATGGTTAGTAGTGCTTTCATGGTTTTCCTCTCTTAATTTTTTGCGCCGTTGGAACTCTCGTTCTTTATCCTGAACGATCAAGTACGCACCTCGGAACATAACCCCCAGAAACGCTCCGAAAAGCATGAATGAGAGAGCTTCCAAGGTTAGCCCTGTAAAATCCGTTGCCATGCTTTTTCGATCTCTAGGGATCGTTGCAATCGTTGTTTAGGTTTTAATCGTTCATCGCATTCGGCTTTATTTAAAGATTCGTTCACCACCTTATTGATGGTTGATACGGCCCAAGACCATTCGATGTCGCTTACTCGCTTCTCGGCTTCCATGTATCCACCTCCGCATACCATTTGCCACCTTTACTTTCTTTGACTTGAACGTTGATCCAGTCATCGGTCTGGCCCGTGAGCCACGCGATGAGGTCCGTTCTTTTGATACTGAGTGCGCACTTAACGAAGTCAGGTGCCTTCTCGTTTGGTTGTTTGGCCATGAGGCCGTCTACAAAATCCGCCATTCTAGTCTCCTTAACGTAAAAGACCCCAGCCGGGGGCAACCGAACTGGGGTCTGGGTCAACTACGGAGAACATGACTAGCATGTTCAAGGGTATTATACACTCCGGTATGGGATAAGCAACACTTAATCGCATATCTTAACCAACATTGCTGAACAAGCTTGCAACGCTTCTTCGGCAGTTTCTTTAAATTCGCCGCGGTAAAGTTCTTTACCGTTCTCATTTTTAATTATGGGCAGGTAGCCAAAGCCCTCTTCGCTTCGGGTAACGGGTTTGTATCCCATACCGCCAACCCTTCGAACAATGAGGTCATACACCATGATTAACCTTCTTTATTGATGCCGTCATAAACTTGCATCCCGCATAGGTTACACTTTCGTGTAGCGGTTACGTCTGTTTTAGACACCCATGTCAATTTAGTTTCGCAACGCGGGCAAAGGTTCTCTTTCAACCTTTTACCGATGTCATCACTGTCCGGTGTTTGATCCGTCACTGTCATTGCTGCGATGCTCCGCTTCTTTATACCACTCGAAGACTAGCCGTAGCTGTCCGCCAATGGTTCTGCCTTCTGATTTAGAAAGCGCCTTAATCTCTTCGTACACTTCTCGCGGTACGAGAATGCTTTTCCAACGTGTTGTATCCATATTTTTCTCTCCGATGCCCCCGGATATCTACGATATTATAGGAAGATATACAAGAATGCAAGAAAAACCCCGCCGAAGCAGGGTTTCAGGATCATATAGATTGTCTTCAATCTTTTTTTATTGTTATGGCTTCTACGCGCCTGTTTAAAGCGCAAGCAACATGGAAAAGGTCTCTTTCCAATTTATACAATTCATCCCTTTTTTGTTTTGACGGATGAGGCGCATCGTACATACGCTTCCAAAGTGTTTTCCCTAATTGATAGTTAGGCAGCGAACAGGTAGACAGCCGACAAGCTTCATGAAAAAGGGCTTGAACGTCTTCCCGTTCAAAAAACTTTTCGGCTTCTGTTTGTGCTTCCTCGATTGGTTTTAGTTCCATCTTAGTCATGCTCCAAAAAAAAACTGCATCTCACAGCGTTCGTTGAAAGCTATATACTTTGTTTCCCACCTATCAAGGGTCTTTAGTTCATACCCATGTACGGGACAATGTTTTATTTTACCGTTTTTGTATCTTAAAGGCTTATAAATATCTTTTCGGTACTTGAACTCAGTTTCTGTTTCGTCGAGATTAAGTTTCAAGTTATATTTTTTTTCTACAAAATCTTCAAGCGCCTCTACCATTTCGTAATAACTTAGTTCAACTTTCATGTTTACTCTCCGTAATTGATGGTTTGAGGACTATCCCATATTATCGCATACGTGTCAAACTTATTTAGCCTCACCCCAAGAGGGTCCGATTTCGATGTCGCACTTAGATGGGACTTCGAGCGGTACAGCGTTCTCCATTACGTTAGCTACCACTTGGGCCTCCTCTACACTTTTGACCGACATAGCCAGTTCATCGTGTATCTGAAGCATGGGCAGTATGCCTTGGTTATACAGATCGACCATTGCCTTCTTGGTCATGTCCGCGGCGGACGCTTGGATCAACCTGTTCAGCGCCTTGTAAGTATAAGCACGTTTAAGGCGGGTCGTGGGTCCATACTCATCGACAGCTTCCTTGTAGGGCATTGCTTTGTTCATGGCGAACGTATCGGGTTCCCACAGATTGAAGCGGCACTTACGCCCAAGCAGCGAGGTCAATGATCCACCCGACGATTTCTCGTTCAGTCTGTTCATTACCCCGGTCATTAAACCTTTGACAAAAGGTACTCTGTTGTGGTACTGCTTTGTTAACGCCTTGGCTTCTTCCACGGTCACGTCCAATTGCTCGGACATCTTGTTAACACCCATCCCATAAATTAAACCTAAGTTAATGGTCTTGGCTTGCTTCCGCGGAATGTTAGCCATCTCCGCGACTAAACTATGGAAGTCTGTTTTCGGATCATTGTTGTACGCTTTTACGAACTCGGCTGCACCCTCTAACGGTACGCCTCGCGTTTTACCGTATACATGCGCATAATGCACCAAGATGCGTGGTTCTTGTTGCGAGAAGTCAATAGCCGCCCATTGTTCACCTTCTTCTGGAAGAAACAAAGAACGAATCATCGGACCCAGTTCAGGATCGCGGGCCGGGATTTGCTGCAAATTAGGATTAGACATGGAGATGCGGCCCGATACGGTTCCTCCATCGTCAGAACGGATTTGATTTATATGGGAATGTATACGGCCATCAGCGTGGCAGTGTTTCATGATGGTATTGATGAAGGTGCCGGAGGTCTTGTTAAGGTTCCGCGCTTGAGTGACGAGTTGCGCGAGGGGATGCTTGTTCTCTTGGAGAAAGAGTTTAGTGAAGCTCGGTGCGCCCTTTTCAGTTGTTGGGTAATGGATTCCGACTTTATCGAACGCTTTAGCGAGCGATTGCGCAGCCCAGATTTCAACATTAGTGCCCGCGATGCGCTTGATCTCTTTCGTGACATCCCTTTCCCGCTTGAGGAGGCTATCCCTAGTTCGCTCAACCCGGTTAACATCGACGCGAACACCCCGCATCGTCATGTCAACGAGACATGGGAGCAGATCAAGTTCGAGATTAGCGACCGGCCACAAGTTTTCTTTTCCAAGTTGAACGGAGAAGTAGTTCCAGAGTTCGAGGGTCAGTTCAGCGTCGCCTTCAGCGTAAGGTCCGACGTACATGGCTGGCATCTTCCACATTTCAGCTTTCGGATCGACACCGAACTCCCGCGCAGCGGCCACTAAACCCTTTTCTGATTTTACTTTATTTAAGTGATCATAAGATAAGGCGTTAAGGCTGTAGCTAAATCTGTTTTCATCAAGCAGTGATGCAACAATCATGGTGTCAATGATGCGGCCATTCACTTGAAAACCCATTTGTTTTATCCAACCCAAGTCGTACTGGGCATTGTGCATAATCTTATCTGCGGGACACTCGAATACTTTTTTAAGCCAGCGGTTAACGATCTTCTCATCAAGGTTACCCCCACCGAAGTGACGGATAGGGATGTAACCGGACCAATCGTCTACGGCAATGGCGTAGCCCACCACTTCTCCATCGCCTGTTGGCCAACCGGGACCGTGCTTCTTGAGGTTCGGGTCCCGTGTTTCCACGTCGATAGCTATCTTTTTAGCCGACGTTAGGTCGGGTAACTCTAGTGGTGGTATCCACTCACTTTTTGGAGCGAACATTGCCATTTGTAGTTTTGCCATTTGTATTATCCTTTTCCGTGAACTCTGCCCCAAGGGCCGTGTATCCTGCTTTATCTAGCCATGAATCAACATGGTCTATACTTTCTATCAAGCGACTGGTCTTTACCCAGTCCATCATCAAAGCCACGTGAGCCGCGGTAAGGTAACCGTGTGATCCTATTGCTCCTTTAACGATTTCGTTCCAACCTACTGCAATTCTGTTGTGGTTGAGGTAAGCGTCACCATAATCTTTGGCGCGTTGTCCATTGATAAGCTTCTCCGCTTCATGCAGAACTTCATCTCGTTTCATCTAATGTACCGTTTGGTTAAGTTGTAATGCACTCATATTGCTTCTCTCCATTGCGTTAGTTCTTCGCTTTCGCAGTTAGGGCAAAGGCAGTGAATAGTCACTTGCTCTGCCGTTCCGTTTCCGTATGGGTAATGATCAATCTCTCTAGCGATCAAAAGCTCGTCATACTCACCCCAAAATGAGCAGTCGTTTTCGCATTTGTACATGGTCATAACGTTTCTCTCACCCAGTTACCTTTGGCGTTTCGGACCCATTGCGGCTCCGAAACGGGCTTTTCGAGTCCGGCATCGGCATCGGGGATATTGGGGAATATTAATTTGTCGCCGTTGTTGTATTGAATAATCATGTTCGTCCTTGTGGTAGTTAGTTTGGTCATAAGTCATAGCTCCTTGATACGTCTTCAGCGTCTACAATATATAAGCTTTGCTTCGCTCTCGTTACGCCGACGTAAAATACACGGTGCGTATCATCAGGGTTCCGTTGGAACTGGGTGTCCGCTGCCGGACTAAGGTCCGTGAACAGTACAACGTTATCCGCCTCACCACCTTTTGACCCGTGGATCGTGGACGCTGTAATGCGGGGGACGCCGTTAAACTTCTCGCCCCTGCGCAGTAAAGCGGTAACGTAAGCTCGGTCAGTATCTGGCAGTTTATCCATGGCTTCGGACCAGATCATACTGTCCGTGGCCAGTAAGCCGTGGTTCGTGGTTAGTCGATCAAAGGTCACAAGATCATTGTCCTCGACACCCGATAACTTTTTAAAACCACGTACTACTCGCTCCCCGATAGACATATAGCTGTAAACCATCCGGGCAACCTTGCCTGATATTTCTTTTCCTTTGCGCATTTGTTCCCAGCCGTTAACGGCTTCGCTGACCTTTTCACTAATGGACCGTCTGCCGCGGTAGTTGAACAGGTAACCGTTTGACTTCAGGTCTTGGGCTACGGGGTTTAGTTGGTAGCCTGCTTGGGACAAAATTAGCCAATCCCCTTGCGACATGTCGAGGGAGTTGATCGTCGTGATCCGCGTCACATTGCCGGGTTCGGACCGAGGCTCATACTGCTTCGGGAATCGTCTGCCAATGCGGCGCACCACATTCTCCGCCACATCATGAACACGTTTAGGGATTCGGTAGGACTGCGACAGTATCTCTGACCCACCGGGTAAGTTAATGAAATGGTCTACGTCCGCACCAGCCCATCGGTAGATGGCTTGGTCATCGTCACCTGCACAGTACATCTTCGTTGATTGCTTATCTAAAAGATGCGCGATGTCCCACTGTAAGGGGGAAAGGTCCTGCGCTTCATCTAAAAAGCATAGGTCGAACTTAGGGCAGAAGGTTTCACCACCCTCTGCAAAGTGCTGAAGCATGTCGGTAAAATCAAAAAGCCCCATGCTTTCTTTATATTCTCGCAAGCATTTATCAACAAAGTTAACGGTGTTCCAGTCCTGTTCGATCTGGCTCTCGTTATATTGGTCGCGCAGGTCTACCTTCCGCAAGCGGGCCAAGTTAATCAGGCCGAGTATCGGATCACTGCTGGCCACCATGCTAGGAACGTCTTCATCTATTGAAGTGTTCTTCTGGGCACCAAGCTCCACACCGATAGTGCGGCTCAGTTCACGGTAGTTTTCTTCCTGCATCACCTGTTCGGGGCGTATGTCAGACATTGTTAAAGCAAGGCTGTGAAGTGTTCTAAAGAAAATTAAGTCTTTCTTTGGATCAAGGTTAAACCTTTCGGCGGCTCTATCTCTGGCTTCGGTTGCTGCTTTTCGGGTAAACGCTAGGAACGCAATGCGGTCTGGTGGCGTACCTTCTTCCAAGGCCTTGTCTACCATGTTCAACAAGGTGGTAGTCTTACCGGTTCCCGGAGGCCCAAAGATTCTAAACATCTGAAATCCTTTCGGCTGCTGTCATAAGTATGTCTGCCAAACCTACTGCCGAAATTTTACGGTCTTCCGTCTCCATGTCAGCTTCCATTGCAATACATTCCAACAATTCAGCAAGATGCTTATTACTCAAATCGTCTGGAATCAGGCCAAACCATGGTTTGTTTTTAAATTTGTGCATCCTTCCTTTTCTCCCTGCTATAAATCTGTTGCACACGCTGTTTTGATATTCCCCAAAACTTTCCGACTGCTGTCATAGTCATACGCTCTTTATCAATCATGATAACTATGTCAGCGTCGCGTACCGTTCTCCAGTACGCACTTTTCATGCGGCTCAAAATGGTGCCTCCTGTCCACCAAACGATGGTGTTTTTAAGTCTACATCACTGTTCTCAAAAGCAGGTATCTTCCAGACTCTCACAGAGCGGCCTTTGATCTTCAATACCATGCTGTCGCCGTTAATGTCTCTCAAACGTTGAGCTATCCTATGCGACTTGTACTCAAAGAATTTGTTTTTCTTCAGATAACTTTCAAAGTCTTTTAACCTGAAATACGTCACCCCTTCCTCTTCATCAGTCCAAGGTCGGCGGAGCAAAATTTCTTCTTTATCCTGCGCCTGCTGTAAGTGACTACAGAACTCTTCGAGATAGTCATAGAACTGACCACTAATACTCGCGTCCACGGATACTTCCATGATCGCGCTTTCGTTATCACGCATCTCAGTCATCAAGGTACTAATACGACTTTCCCACTGCTGCTTGGCAGTAGAACGTGGCATGAAGTTAAGTTGTTCCATGCAAGCTTTTTGAAACATGGGCTGGCTCATCAAGGCTTCGGTATCAAGCTCCAGAGGCTCCCCGTTAACGTCCATAAACCAGACAGGGGGAGTAGAGTTATACTTGCGTAGGTTAGCTACCGTAGCGCCCGCTACAGCGGCCCCTATGCCGAACTTACGGGTACGGCATAGCTCTTTGTTGCAGTAGGAGTTAATTGGCGAGTCAGAGCATTTGTAGGCGTATTCCTTGCGGTCTAGTTGCTTGGCAACTATGTTGACCTCCGGCAATGGTAACGGCGGAGATAGATACTCCATGTTGAATCGCAAGATTTCAGATTCCCAACTGTCCGGATACGCTTTGCGTAAGTATACTCCGATGTTAAATAAACCATTGTTTCGACCGCCTTCACTAATGCGCTGCTTACACAGTATCTGCAAACACGGTGGCCCGTCCTTTAATAGGTCGGTAGCACCACTGTCTACTATTTGTAGCTTAACGACTTCTTCCGGGGTTTGTGCATATTGAGTATGCAACTCAATAAATTCGTTTAACGTTCCAGACGTGCCGTCATCCAATATTACATATCGGAGGCCGTTCTCGTGATCATAGTATGGAAGGTTGAGAAAGTTTCCCACGTCACCACGGTCTAGGTGTAATTTTATTTGCTTGGGGAATATCTCACTTTCGCCATAACCGAGGGCCGCGGACATTTGTTGAAGCGAACGCTGCATGTCCTTCGCTGAAACCCATTCGGTTGAGAATAAAAAGCAGTGCGCACCCCCAGACTTGGATCGGCATACTACTAAAGGTAATTTTAACTTTCTTACTTTATCAACAAGCATCTTGTGGTCAAGTGGATACTGGTCCACGTCGATACAACCCCACTTACACATGTTGTTTTCATTTATTGGGATGATACCCAATCCACTGCCGGTCCCCGACAAGTGGTTTTCCCAAAGTTTCTTTGTTCGGGGTTCTCTCAGTACGCCAGCTTTGCCTTTTGCTTTGCCGTTCGCGCCTGTGTTCTCTATTTTGAAGTAGCCGTGAGCTTCCTTCAGGCCATCAAATATGGCCATAAATTTATCTACTGACATTGTTGCCCCCATACGGAAAAAAAGCGGCGAGATGACAC